AACACGGTAGAGCGGTTACGGCAATGCCGATTATACCTATTGTCGCTGGTTCAGAATAAAAACAAATTCAAAGGAGGAGCATTAACATGGCTGGAGTATTCGACAGAACCGCCCTAACCGCAAAAGGCCAAGCCCTGCTCGCAAAAGCACAGGCGAACATTTGCAATATAGAGTTCACCCGAGCGGTCACAGGTAACGGCTCTTACGCAGCAGGCGAGGACTTGACGAGCAAAACAGCTCTGAAAAGCCAGAAGCAGACCTTTTCCCTTAACACGGTAACGGTCTGGAACAGCACCTACGTAGACGTGAAATTCATTATCACAAACTACAAGGGGCCGGGTGACTATTTAACACAGGGGTACAACGTAACAGAAGTAGGCTTGTACGCCAACGATCCGGATGAGGGAGAGATTCTTTACTGCATAGCCGTAGCAGCAACGAACCAGTGGGATTATATGCCGTCCTACGATAACCTCGTACCCACCAAGATCACAGTTAACCTTATGGCGGAGGTTGACAACGCGGACACCGTAACCATTGAAATGCCCAACAGAATGTACTTGTACGACAACAACACCGGAGACAAGTACGAGCTCGGCATTGAGAACGGACTTTTGTACTACGAGGAGGTAGAAGAATAATGGGAAAGACATTTATAGCGGACAAAGCGACGCTTGACAAGGTATGGGATGCTGTGTCGGCAGACGGCATCTACGGTTTCATTGAGCATCAGAGTGTGCTTTCGCCTTCGGAGCGCATTGAGTACATCGGGCTCAACAAGAACTTTACGCCCTTGACAGTAGACAAGTCAACAGGCGCAGTTAACTATGGAAGCTGGGGAGATTTCCCCATTATCAAGGCGAACAAGCCGTGGATGGTTAAGGACGACGGAACCCCTGATTACCGCCTTGACGAATCAGACTACACCAAGAAAGAGGACGGAACCGCATCCGACGTAGACAACACTTCTTACGCAGGCGGCGCGTTCTCATGGCTTATGAAGATCTACAAGCAGGAATACCTTGTAGGCGACGACAGATACGTTAAGTTCAGTTTCAGCCCTCGTGACGGTTTCGAGCCTGTAGGTTTCGTTGACAGCTCCAACAAAGAGCTTGAAGGCGTATGGATCCCCATGTTCTACGGTTCCATCGTAAGCACGAAAATGACTTCGCTTTCAGGAACACAGCCTGCAGCAAGTAACCAGACATCCGCAGAAAAGACCGCCATTGATAACTTTAGCGCAAGAGCGAAGTTCCTCGGCGGACCTATCATCGGAACGATCATTGACCTTCTTCTGATGTTCGGTAAGGATTGCGACTTACAGGGCGTTTACGGAAAAGGAAATCAGGACGGCTACGACGCAACAGACCCTTACTATGGCGTTAAGGCTAACGCAGTAGTAGGCGGCGGACAGTTCTACGGAACAGCAGACGGCAAGAGCCTTAACAAGATTTTCCACAGTATCGTTTTAGGCACTTACCAGCAGTGGATGAGAGACCCTTACACCGCTTGCGTAAGTGGAAAACTTTACGTTTCCAAGAACTACACTTACGACATAAGCACACCTTCGTCCACATACGCAGCAACCGGAATCGACTACACTTCTGTAGGAGATACAAGCTGGCATTACCCTCACAGGTACAGATCCGTTTCAGGTTTCGGAAACGTACCGGATGAACCTCCTTATAACGGAAGTACCGCTTTAGGTGGTTGTGACGGGTTTATCGTAAACGCCGGTATTACGGCGGTCGCCCTTCGGTTCGGTGCTTGCACCTCTGGCGCGCGTGACGGCTTGCGCGCGCTCGCTCTGGACAACGCAGCCACGGCTGCGGTCTGGATCTTCGGCGCGGCCATCCTTCTTTTGCCTCCTGCAGGTGTGTCCGCGTAAGCGGAGACAACAGGGGGTCTGGGGGCTTTCCCCCAGAAGGAACTTACAGCAGAGGAAAATTAAATAACAGGGGATGGGATCTGCGACAGCTGGGGCGGTCGCCCTTCGGTTCGGTAATTGCAACAATGGCGCGAATGACGGCTTGCGCGCGCTCAATCTGAACAACACAGCCACGAATGCGAACTGGAACATCGGCGCGGCCTTTATCTATCTCATTACGGAAGATAAACAAAAATGCAGATCCCGTTCCTACACCGCTGACGGTTGAGACACCGTTTATCCGCTATTATTAGTTAGGGGAGTGGAAATTATTCCGATGCAGGACGCACGGTAAAGCGGTCGCACCTGCCGTGCGTAGGAGATAGAAGAAAAAATATCTTATAGGAGTATTCTTTCATGCGAAGGAAAGAGGACGAAAAGCTACTTACCACTTCCTCCGGACGGGGCGTGAAGCAGTACAAATATCTGTATCGCCGTATGCTTGACGAAGGAAACATAAGAACAGCATACAAGAAACTGCGTAAGGGCAAAACCAAAAGGAAGGAAATACAGTACATAGACGCACACCTTGACGAGGAAGTCAAGGCGATGCAGATCATGATCGAGAATACGAGACCGGGTGCAGAACACCCGGAGCTCGGTTACAAGCCGAGAAAAAGAAAACCGAAGTACATAAGGGAACACGGCAAGAGGCGCACCATTTATATGCCGGAGATTCACGAGCAGTGGCTACACCACATTATAGTTTTGATATTAGAACCTATAATTACAGCCACGGCTTACCCGTATTCCTGTGGCAGCTTTCCCGGAAGGGGAGCACACTACGCAAAGAAGCGCCTTGTTTCATGGATCCGGCGCGGAAAAGGAATACGGAACTTCGCAAAGATTGATATACGGCACTTTTACGAGAGCGTTCGTATTGAGATTCTGATGAGGGAACTTGCTATCAGGATCAAGGACGGGTGGTTTCTTCACGTTATCCGAGTGTGCCTTATAGGTTTCAAGAAGGGAATACCCCTCGGCTTTTACATTTCACAATGGCTCGCCAACTACTTGCTCGAACCGCTTGATTACTTCATAACCGTTACGCTGGGCTTTCAGATAACGGAGCGGTACATGGACGACATAGTTATTATGGACGACAACAAGAAACGCCTACATACGGCTATTGCCAAAATAAAGCAATTCCTCGGACAGCGTTTCAGGTTGAAGCTAAAACGGACATGGCAGGTTTGCAAGTTCTGGTATTGCAAGGGCAAGCGGATCGTAAGAGGAAAAGAAAAGCGCTGGATCATAGGCAGAGAGATTGATTACATGGGCTTTCTTTTCAGCAGAGAGCGGACAGGAATCCGCAAGAGCATAATGCTTTCAGCTACAAGGCTTGCGGCGCGGATGGAGAAGCAGAAGGAACGCAGGCAAGGTTATTTCAAGCGGCACATAGAAGCCATGCTTTCATATATAGGCTGGTTTTCTTGTACTGATACTTACGCCTGCTACTACTTTTACATCAAGCCGTTTGTAAACGTAGGGAAGCTAAAGAAAATAATATCAAAATTAGACAGGAGGGCTAACCAAAATGAAAGAATGGAAACAGGAACGGTGCGCACAGCAGCCTGAAGAATTACAGCGCATCAGCAACGACACTTACATCCAGCGCCGCGACATTCAGGAAGTAACCCACGAAGCGGACGAGGACGCAGGAACCGAGGCTTACACCGAGTGGGTCTGCGAAAGCAGAGAGATCGGCGTTTCAGAGTACGAGATGCTTAAAAGCGTTGAGGAAATAAACACCCAGAAAGCCATTGACGATTACACAGAGATGCTTATGGAGGAGGGAATCTTATGAATGCGTTTGTTAAGAGCCTTAAACGCCTTTACGATCAGGGGCGTATTACCAAAGAAGATGTTGCGGCAAGGGTTGAGTCCGGCAAGATAACCGCCGAGGACTACAAGTACATTACGGGGGAGGAATACGATGGTTAGTGTAGGAGAAAAGAAAGACATTAAGTACAACAGAGCTATGTTTCAGTTCTTCGCACTCTCCGGAGATACAGCCCCTACGGACGAATTCGACGGAGTAAAGATCGCGAACGGATCCTCCCTGAAAGAGATCGACACCGGGAAGAACTACCTTTACGACGAAGAAAACGATCAGTGGGAAGAACAGCCATGACGGAGGAACTTTCAGAACTGATTTCAGATCTGGACGAGATCACAAAGAAGCAAGCGGCCATTATTGACCGCTTGTTTCAGTTATTACTGCAGTACGTTACGCTTGACGAGCTCGAGTCGGAGCTTGCGGCGATGCAGGAGGTAAAAGAGATTTCGTCCGGCTGGGATAATTAAGGCGAAAGGAGGTATTCGGCATGGATGAGGTTATCCAGTTCACCACAAGGGATGTATTCAATCTTGTTCTTGCAATTTCAGGAGCTATCGTTTCAGTTTCCGCTGCCGTAACCGTTATGGCGAAGGTATTTGAGAAGATAAAAGCCCCTGATAAGAAGCAGAACGAGCGCATCGCGGCGCTCGAAGGAGCTGTTATCAAGATAAACTCAAGGCTTGACGACGGTTCAAAACACTTCGCGGCAGACAGCAAGCGTATTGATGAGCTCGAGGAAAGCATGAAGGCTACGAACCGCATCATTATCGAGAGCTTACAGGCCCTGACCGCGCACGCGATCGACGGGAACAACACGCAAGAGCTAAAAGACGTGAAGAAATCCCTTAACAATTACCTGATAAACATGGTTTGAGAAGGAGGTAAATTATGTTTGGAATTGCAGGAGTAGCAGCTATTACGGTTATTTGCTATCTTGTAGGAGCAGCTATTAAGGTGTCTCCCCTTGACAGCAAGTTTATACCGGTTATTTGCGGTATCGTTGGAGCGGTTCTGGGAGCCGTGGCGTTCGTTGTAGGGATGCCTGACTTTCCGGCAGCAGACATTATAACCGCAGTAGCAGTAGGAATCGTTTCAGGACTTGCGGCAACCGGAGCTGATCAGGTTGTAAAACAACTGAAAGCGCAAGGTTGAATTAAGGAGGCGAGGCTATGATTACAACTAATCTTGAACTTGCCGAGGCCGCTTTGAATGTAGCGAAGAACTACAAAACGCTTTACGTCATGGGGTGCTTCGGTGCCCCCATGACCGAGAGCAACAAGAAGCGGTATTGCAATAATCACGATTACAACAAACAGCCCGAACGCCAGCGTATGATCATGGCGGCAGACAAGAACACATTCGGTTTCGATTGCGTAAACCTTATTAAGGGCTTGCTCTGGGGCTGGACAGGCGACAATACAAAGGCTTACGGCGGAGCGGTTTATAAGAGTAATGGTGTGCCCGACACGAACGCCAACGGTATGATCCAGAAGTGCCCCGGAGCAACAACCGACTTTTCCACTTTGGAGATCGGCGAGGCTTTGTGGATTGAAGGACATATCGGCGTTTACGTAG